CTACCATAACGATTCACCTTTAACTACTCTTCCTATTAAATAAAAGAAATTAAAAATTATTGTATTATAAATACCTTGTGATACCATAAGGAATACTATAGCCATATTAGATACTACCCCACCAGTCCATAATAACCTATCCATACGAGGAACAACACCAGGGAAGAAAAGACCAAATACCCAAAATCCAGATAGGCAAAGATATACGAAAATCAAAAATGGTATTGCTTTATAAATAGGCAATTTATCAATATTGAGTATATGCCAATCTCCTAAGAAAATTATTCCTGATATATAAGAAAAAGTGAAAAACAAGCCTAAATAAAAAGAACAAATAAAGATAAATATCGATTTAGTTGGGTCTTCACTTAAAAAATGAATACGCTCTTCAGCATTGATTAGAAGAAATTTGTTTTTTTCAATGATATAACTCTTAAATTCTAAAGGAATAGCATTATAAAATAAGACTAAACACCAACCTAACAGAACAAGAAAAATAAATAAATAGCCAATTTTTTTATAAAAAGGATGTTCCATTTTCTCTCCTACTAATTAAAACCAAGAATTCTTTTTAGGATCAATGCTATCAAACGGTAGTATAGTCAAATTCCATTATTTTCTCAAATACTAATCGAAAAAGAGCTAGAGAGAGGAGATGTAATTTTTGAGACGATTTTATTATAAGTTTGCCCTTTGGGTGTGGTAACCTTATTGAAATAATTTAACGCGTCAATTACTTGAGCTTTCGCCAGCCCCGTTGCAACAAGCATTCCATCTTGCAAAAAATCTACTGGTTCTTGCGTTCCTCGAATCACAAATAAGTTTTTGCCACTGCTCTTTTCCCTCACAACCATTGCCGAAAAGCCACTTGCTGTTTCGAGTTGTTGATCTAAAACTTCATAAGTATTCAAAAATTGATTTATTTGTGATTCTGTAAGACCTCTCTTTTTATCTAATTTAGCCTTGATATCCTTCAGATTTTTTAAATTACCGTTAGAATCAAAAAAATCAATATAAGAGGCTGAAGACAATAACGCTTTATTTCCATTACTCATTTACGATCTCCTAAAATTCTTAGTTAAAAATTATAATTTTTTTGCCAAAAACTTTTTAATTTTGAATAGTTATCTAATTCTCCCACTATCAGATACCCCCCTGCTAAATAAGCAGGGTACAAACCTCGAACATCTTTAGAAGTAGCAATAATTCTAAGTATAACAGGATCATAGTATATATGATAAGTAGAAGAAAATACACAACCGCCAAAACTCTTTCTATTCACTTTATCATCATTAATATATAAAATAATATGTGTTTTCTCATCAATAAAACTAGCTTTATAAGTTCTCCTTTCAAATTCAATTGTTTTCGGAAATTGAATATCACTGTACTCAACATCCCATAGAAACTTCCATTTTAACGGCGGCGTTGAAGCTGTTGCTACACTGGTTATACCTCTTAGCCTACGCCACTCATCGGGTTGCACATAAATCTGAATCGCATCCTCTTCTATCATTTTCTTCCGAATAGGCGTGGTGATTTCAGCAATGATCCAAGGTTGAAAAGGTAAGTAAATCAAATACATCACGAATAGACAAGCTACATGCCTGCACTTTATTTTGTTTAAGAAGTCTATCAGTTTACTCATTGAAAATCTCCTTTATAGATAAGGAAGAGTATTTCTGTTGTGGTATTTTTTCCATTATTAATAGAAATTTATGTTTTTGTCAAAATTATTGGGGCTGTCCTAGATAACAACTAAAAAATCTATTTAGGTTAGAATGAACCAATGAGAAAAAGTTGTCTAAGTCAGCACAAACAAAATAAACTCATTGAGCTATTTGTTGCAGGTGTTACTGCAAGGACAGCAGCAGAGTTAGTCAATGTAAACAAAACGACTGCCGCATATTACTTTCATCGTTTACGCCAACTCATCTATCAAAACAGCCTTCACTTAGAGATGTTTGAAGGTGAAATTGAAGCCGATGAAAGTTATTTTGGCGGTGCTCGCAAAGGCAAACGTGGTCGTGGTGCGGCAGGGAAAATTGCGGGATTCGGGCTTCTCAAGCGCAATGGCAAGGTTTATACCGTTGCGGTTCCAAATACGCAATCTGCCACCTTGTTACCCATTATTCGGGAGCAGGTAAAGCCTGATAGTATTGTTTACACCGATAATTATCGTAGTTATGACGTGCTTGATGTGAGTGAATTTAGTCATTTTCGTATCAATCACAGCACACATTTTGCTGAAAATCATAACCACATTAACGGAATTGAGAATTTTTGAAGCCAAGCAAAACGCCATTTACGCAAATTTAATGGTATCCCAAAAGCGCATTTTGAGCTTTATTTAAAGGAATGTGAATGGCGTTTTAATTACAGCAACATAAAAAGTCAAATTTCTATTTTAAAACAATTGGTTAAAGGGAGTTTAGTCTAGTTATCTAGGACAGCCCCAAATTAATATGTTCCAATGTCGGTGCAGGATCGGATTGCTCCCCCTGATAAACGCTAAACACATAATCAGGGCTGGTTTCATCGGTGGTGGGTTCGGGATATAACCCATCTTCTAACGGGCTAACATCGTCATACACCACTTCATATTCCAACGCATAAGCAGTAATTGAACTCGCGTTAAACTTAGCATTGTTAAAAATGGTACGCACTGCCGTAGGCTTAAGCGGTTTGACCAATCCCCCTAAGGTTTGGCTATCTAACAAACGGCGAACCGCACTAATGAGCTGATTAACCCCCACCTCGCGTTTATCCACGCCACCTTGACGGGCGGCTTGATTGCTCCGCAAAGAACGCACGGCAAGCATAATCACAAAGGTATCGGTGGATTGATAACGCTTTGCATTCGTGGCTTTTCGTTCAATGCGAGAGCCACCATAAGTGATTAAACACATAGGTAGCCGAGCTGTGCCAAAGCTCTCATCATCAAATTCACCGCCATAACTTTTCACCGTATTAACCAGTTTGCCTAATCCTCGTTGCAAGCGGTCAGTTAAGGCTTGTTCAATCTTTGTTATCACGGCTAAATACCCTGTTTTTATTGTTGCTAAAAAATATTGCCCCTGAAAACTCGCTGTCCTCACTGTCTGCATTAAGCTCTGGCAACCCTAATGAGATAGCCCCTTTAGCTAGCTGTTCCAGCTCTTTGAGGCTGAGCTTGTAACGCTCAATAATCTCATCAGTAATATCCACTCCCGACATACTGGCAAGGCGGTAGCGGGTTAAATCACAACACAACCGCACTAAGTTTTGTGGGACGGAGGGCAAGGGCAGGGCATAACGAGCTGACAAATAACCGTCCATCTGGCTTGAGCTATCCGCTAGTCCAAGTTCTAACACCTGCTCATTAATTTCCCCCACGCCATCACGGTCAGTCAGCTCAATAGCTTGTAACTCACCCACACGCAAGACAAAATCGGCAACGGTTGCATAAGCCATCGCTATTCCTCACACACTGGCACAAGTTCTAACCACGGATCTTCCGCAAGGGTTAAAACCTGCTCGCCCGTTAAGTCGTTCGCTGGGATTTCCGTTTCTTTTTCTTTGTAAAAACGGTAACCGCAACGCCCATAGCTGTCGTGCGGGTGGAAAGCACGTAACTTAATGGCATAAGCAATCGGATTAATCACTTGCCCACCTTCAACCACCTTGTCATCTTCTAAAGTGCAGTTAGTTTCAGCGGTGTTTTTCAATGTTTCATCGCCCGCCTCGGCTGTTGTACCCTCTTCTAAAGTGCGGTCAGTTTCGTCAGCGTTTTTTAATGCCTCGTCTTTTACCTCGGCAGAATGGTCAGCACTCAAGTTAGCTTCTGAGCTAGCGTTTTGAGCGTCTTTTTTTTCTTTCGCCGTGTTTGATTTTCTTGCCATAATCCTTCTCCTTAACGCCCCGCCCGCAGGCGGGGAAAAATGATTATTCGATAATGTAAGGGGATACCATTACCTGTAAGCGACCTTTTAAGGTGTTGGTGGTGCCGTTAATGACATCCGCATTACAAATATCTAACGCCGCTTTTTCTAAACTTGGTGGCACTAAAAGCGTGGTTGGACGCACATTGATAAAGGCACCGCCATCGGCTTTTAAGGTGGTCATTTTGGTAATAACCGCCATCACATTATCCGCAGTTAAGTTAAGCTGTTTTGCTTTGTGGGCAAGCTGCCAGAAACCAAAACCTGCATTGCAACGATAACGCACACCCCACAAATACACATCTTCCATAAACACCGTATCGGACTTGGACGGGTCAAATTTGCCCTCAAATTCAGGCTTGGTGCGTTCTTGGAAAATAAACGGTTTGATCACGTTGTTGGTATCTAGCACATACCAAGATTTCGCACCGCTATCAGAACCTGTGGTAATGTTACTTTGTGCCGCTCCCGCATTGGTGCCGTCCACGTCTTGATAAAACGGGTGATCGGTGTCGAAGAAGTTTTGCCCGTCATAACAGAGCGTACTTTCACCCGCAAGCAACAATTTAAAGATCAACTCATCAGGCAATTCCGCTGCCGATTGCCCTGCTTGAGCCATCATATTGCGGAATAAGCCCACTTGGTCATCTTCAATGGCTTCACGTGGTACGCCAACCGTGCTTTCGTATTTTTTGTTATCAAGGGTCATTCCCACCGCTGACATATTTTTAATCGTACGCTTGCCTGCCCATTCCGTCATTTTCGGGAACGCACGCATAAAGCCGTAGGTATTGGTTGCGGTGTTAGACGGCACGGTCATCGCAATTTTGGGGTATTGCGGCTCAATATGAGCAATCCCTTTGCTAAATTCCGCACGGAATTGGGTATCCAATTTTTTTAGCACTTCGGATTTTTTAAATTCTACGGTCATTGTCTTAGGCTCCTGTTTCTAAATTTTTACGGTATTCGGCTTCGGTTAAGCCCAGCATTTTCGCCACAGCTTTATCTTCTGCACTTAACGCTGCCACTTTATTTTCATTCGGATCAGCCTTAGCTTGTTTTTCGCCACTTAATGCGGCAATGGCTGGGGCTTTGGCTAAATAGTTTGTTAAATCGGCAAGGCTTAAACTTTCCGCCCATTCTTTTAATGCTGGTGGGAGCTTGCCTTGTGAGAGTGCTACCGTGATAAGCTCGGCTTTTTTGTCCTGCTCAATCCCTTGCTTAAATTGGTTAAATTCCGCCGTTAATGCAGCAACTTGCTCCACTGGCACAAATTTAGCAGGGTCAGGATTTGCTACCTGTGCCGTTAAAGCAGCAACAGATTGCTCTTTTTCGGCAAGCTTAATGTAAACCTCTGATAACGCCACTTGGCTCTCTCCTTTGGATTGTGCAAGTGCGGTGATTTTTTGGCTGATTTCAGCTTCGGTGGCATTAGGTGTGTTAAATAACGCACATAATACCGCTAATAAGGCTTTATCCATGGTTGGTGTATCCTCTTGGTTGATTAAAAATTGTTGGCTGGCTGCCACCATAGCTTCCTCCATGCCATCTAAAGCGGGCGTGTTGGTTAAGGCGGCGTGAAAGATTTTGCGCACATAGCCTTGCGTGTCATAGCTAAACACCGCAGAGATATAGCGATATTCCCCGTTTTTGATATAGTCGGCGGCTTTGTCCGTCCAACGCACATCGGCAAAAATACCTTGCGGGGTAAAATAGAGGTAATCCATCCACCCCGCACTTGGTGCTTCTTTGCCATTTTGTTGTGAGTGCAAAATCTGATGTTCGTAATCAATTGGGAGTGGGTTGCGTTGGCTATTTGCCAATGCCACCACATCGTTACCATTTGTGTCTGTTACATACCAAGCCTCCACGTCAAAAGGTCGTCCGTCTGTGGCTCGAAATGCACCGTAAGGCAACAACTGGATACGCCCATTTTTGGCTTGGCTCAACTCAAAACTACAGGCGGCAAGTTTCATCAAAAAAATCCTTTATTGCTTAATCTTGACATAGCATAGCGATTTGCGATGTGCTAAAACTGTGAATAGGCTTCCACACAACAGAAAGGAGAGGGAAAAGAGAGATATCTGAAAAATAGAAAGAAGCTGACTGATTTAAAACACAACCCATTTTAAAACCGTTTTAAATCGTTTTAATTTATTTTAAAAATTTTTGAATGATTAAATCGTACCCCTAAAAGAAAAAATCGCACAGCGTGCGATTTAGGGGCTAAATAGCATTATTTAATTATCTGTTTAAAATAGTCTTGCACGTCCTCTAAAATATCTGCCTCATCTTGTGGGGTTAGGGTTAAAAATGGACGGGCGGGAATATTGCTCCCAGGGTGATTAACAGATTTTCGCACAATACCCCCAAAGCTCAAGGCTTTTTTCATTACAGGTTTAATCTTATGCGGTTTGGTTTTGCCACCAAATTGATGAATTGCCGCATAGGCTAAATTTGTGCCAACAAGGGCTTTATCATTATCCCAACTGGCACGAATGCTATTGCGTAACGCCCCACTATCAATCAAGGGCGAACCGTTAGGACGAGATTTTACCCCCAGCCATTTAGGGCGACCACCCGCCTGAAAGTTTTGATCGACCGCTGATTGCATTGTCCCAGCAATAGTACGCATTAAAGGGGCGTTATAACGCACACCTTGACTTAAGCGTTCCAATAGTTCAAAAACGTCTTTTTCGTTGTTGATTTTTATTTCAATCATAGTTACATTGTCCTTAGCCACTAGAAAAGCGATGAATCTCCCAGATCGCGGACGAACGGTTGAAAGAGTACCGGGGATTGTGTGTAGGTGTGGGGAGCCCTACCTAGTGGCTATTACTTTTTCCCACTCCTTGTCTTTTAATTTTCTGAATGATTGAATGAAAATTTCCTTACCTAAAACCTTCAAAACTACACTATATTTTTTACCATTGATTTGTTTTACCAACTGATAATGTTTTTCCCTTGTATTAATTGTTTTTGCTGGCTCATAAATCAACTCTGGCAATACGGCATATTCTTCCGCCCCAAAATTTTGCCCCTCACGACTACTAAACTGCTTAATCAAGGTATCATCAGAGAGCCATACGGTTGCCGTTTGGCTACCGAGTTTGGCTTTATCTTGTGCATTTAGCACTCCAGCGGTAAATTTATATTCACGGCGTAGCTGGTTGCGAATGGCGGTCAGTTGCGTACTATTCGGTTTATCGCCTAACTTTAAGGCTTGTTTAGCTGCCTTAAATTCCTTTTCAAATTGGCGAAAATCCCATTGAAAGCCCGCCCCGCTCATTTCCCGTTTGGCAAATTGGTGAGCGAGTTTTTCAGGGTAAAGGTCTAAGTTGGGTTTATAGCTCGTTCGCCCTACGTTGTAATCAAACCCACGGTCGGTAATCACCCAACGATCTTCGCTGACCTTAAACGCCGTAGTTTTCTCGGTTTCCCGTTGGTTGATTTTGCGTTCATATTCCACTAATCGCCCTTCGCTTTGGCTCACAGTTAAATTACGCCGTTTAATATCCCGCTCGGCAAGGGCAATCACGGTACAACGGCAGTTAAAGCCATTTGGTGGGTAAAAGGTATGCCAGAATGGATCATCATAGGCATACACCAACCCATTCATTGCACTATGGCTGGGGCGAGTGCGATCATCATTGACGGCACTATACGGGGGCCGTGCTATCATCATTGACGGCCACATACTGCCAATAAGGGCGACTATCTACATTATCCCGCATTTGCTGATAACGCTGTGCCGAGTAAGCCGCCTGCATATTGGTGCGGTAAATGGTTTCAAGCCGTCTTGGTGTGCCAAAAAACTCACCTGTTTTTGGATCAGCCAATAAATAGCCTTTGTCATAGCCTGCAATCCAACCTTTCTTTTTAAAATGCTCAAAGATATTTTTCTTCCACTCGCCGAAAGATTGCCCCTTTTCTTGGGCGGTGATCAAGGATTGGTAAATATCCTTAGTCATATCAAGGCAGGTCAAATTGGCAATGCGTGTGGCTTTGGCTCTGGCACTTTCCAGCAAGCCTTTCTCGTCCAAATGGTCAAGTAAGGCTTTTTTGCTTTTCAAAAACGCAATGGCTTCTTTGGGTTCTAACCCCAAAGCAAAATTAACGGCGGGCATTGCTGCCTCCTAATAATTCGCTTAAAAATAATGCACGGCTTAAATAGGCGTGGTGTTCGCCACTCTCTAAATCTGGGTAAGCCTCGGCGAGCTTCTCGCCTGCCTCCTCGTAGCTCTCACAACTTAGCATTAACGCCACGGCTTTTTGTACCATAGGATCAAGTTGGGCGTTAAAATCAACCTGTTGCAAGCCCTCATCTAGCACATTATCTAAAATCTGCTGTTCGTTTTGGCTTTCTTTTTGCGTGGACAAGGCGGTTTTGTCGCAGCCGCAACCACAGCCAGCGCGATGGCTGAAAGTAAGTGCGGTGCGTTTTTGCTCTGTTTTTTCTTCTGTTTCATCATCGTTTAACTCTCCTTTAAAGTCGTTTTGAACAGCTTTTAAAATCACTTCGCCCTCTTGGGGTTCTGGAATACCTAATTTTTCCCGCACCCAACTTTCAGGCACAGCCACGCCGATATTGACTAAATCAGGCAAGGCTTTGGCGAATTTTTCTAAATCCTCATATTCTGCGGTGTCAAACTCAAAGCGAGGGCAGCGACTTTCGTCAATATTGGGATCAACATTGAGCTGTAAATAAGGCAAAATAATTTGCTTGGTAATGGTCTGTGCAATTTGTTTGGCATCAGCAACAAGCAAATCACGGCGTACCTCATTATGCACCTTGCCAAGTGCATGGGTTGAGCTTTTGCCATCTGCCCCTGAGGTAAGGGTTTGCCCTAAAATCAGGCGGGCAATTTCCGTGCGACACCACTCAATCATTTGCAAAAATGGGTTATTAACGCTTGAGCCATTCGCCGCATTATGTAACTCAATTTCCATACTTTCAGGCATAATGCCCGCCGCGTTATGTCCAATTTGAGCCAAAGCACGCAAAAGGGTACGTTTTTCCTCATTGGTTGCCCCTGCACCGTATTTTCCAATGCGAATAGGCATACCGTACAGCTCTAAAAATTCGGCAAAATCGTGAACGGAATAATGCTTAAACATATAGTGCCACGCAAGCGTGCGATAAAGCCCCAAGCGGGCTAACTGGGTTGAGCCTGATTTATGGCGATGTACCACCCAACCGAGCGGACGCAAGGCTTCGCCCTCTTGGTTAGCTGGGGTTTTGAGTAATAAATTGTCGTCTTTATCAATCTTAAACCACGATTGCGGGCGGTGTATAAAGGTTTTTGGTTGCCATTTTCCGTTAATAAAATGCCAATCAATTTCTAACGCAGAAAAGCCGTGGCCCACCGCGTCCATTAAATCCATTAGCAGGTTTTCCAGCTCGGAAAATTGATAAAAATATTCATCCACTTCTTGCTGATAGCCTTGTTCGGCAGGCGTAGCATTGCGAGGTTCGGCAATTCGCCAATCCAGCGTTAAAATCGCACGTTTACGCGTTGCCATATTCGCCGCAATATCGCCGTCCCGCTCTTCAATATCCATAAAGAGTTCGTGCTGGGTTTGGATATTGCCCGCCTCGGCATCTTCAAAAATACTTTTTAACTTGGCAGGGGTGATTTTATTGCTCGGGTGGTCGGAAATAATCCGCCCGTTTTCTGTAATACGGGCTTCGTTGGTTTGAAAATCTTGCCCGATTTTGACCGCACTTTTATTGGGTGCAGGTTTGTGTTTATTGCGTTTTTTCTTTGCCATTGTTTATCCTTTCCAAATGCTATAAATATCCTCGTCCTCATCACGCCAATCATTTTCTAACTCCGCTTCATTTAGGCTTGTCCATTCGATCGGAGCAGAGTTGCTCACCGCATTTTTCCATAGCATTTCTAAGGCATCGGGACCATCATCGTGGTCGGCTTTTGGGAAATGACGTAGCTGCGAAATCAAGGTGGATTGACTGTGATGCAACAAAATTAAGCCATTGGCGATATGGGGCTGTAAGCTCTCAATGCGTAGCATTTTGTCGGTGTTCGGCTTAATCGCCGTGGCAGGCACAGGCTTGCCTCGTTGGGCGGAACGTTTAATCAGTTCCGTTTGTAAAAACTCCTGAAACTGCACCGTTTCCACAAACCAGCGGTGGCATTGGTATTGGCTATGCAATCTAATCACATCTTCAATAATTAAATCCGGCAGGCGTTTTTTAATTTGAGCCTCAACTACATAGAGTTTGCCTGTTTCGCGGTGATAGCCCCCGACTAAAATGGCTGACGGATCACGACTTGCCCCTGCTTTGCCCATTGAGGGATCTAATGCCCCGAAATAAATCAGGTTGTCAGGGAGTGATGTCCAATATTGGATACTGTTGGCAAAAATGGCATCATCACCACTAACAGGGTCGTTTTGATATTCGCTATCAAAGGTGGCGTGTCCATCACGGGCGCGGATTTTCATTAACGCCAAGAGTGGACGAGCGGCCCAAGAGATTTCCGCCCCCGCGTCCATCTCCAACTGATTTTGCTGATAAAAAGCATCGGCGACCGCTTCGCCCTCGTTTAGGTAAAAATCTTCCCACTTATCCCATAACGCCATATTGTCGGGCATTTTTGTGAGGGCTTTAAATTTTGCCGTATGCCACGCTTTATTGTGCAAGGTGCGATTGAGTACACTGTCGTAATGCAGGATTGTGCCAATATAAACAATGTCGAATTTATCCCCCGCAGAGCCAAGCGGTAACACGGTCTTTTTCAGCCAGTTATGCAATTTATCCCGCTGTTCTGGGCTTCTGACTTGTTCATCATTTTCAATATCATCTAGCACCACCAAATCAGGGCGAAATGCCCCGTGGCGTAAACCACGCAATTTTTTGCCTGACCCTGCCACCTGCACTTTTTGATTAGCGCGGGTCACAATGGTTGCCGCTTGCCACACACGCCCAACCCCTGCCACTTCAGGAAAATCAATGCGTAGCCGTTGGTTAAACTCTAACTCCACCTTGATTGCCTCTAACATTGGGTAGGCTTGGTCGATACTGTCCATGACAATTAGGCAGTATTTTTTCTGTTGGGTCACCAAGCAATACAGGGTATAAAGCTGTGAAACAAGGGTTGATTTTGCCTCACCACGGGGAGCAGCAATGGCATCTAAACAGCCTTTCTCTTGTTGTAAAATGGCGGGCAAGCGTTCAAATAGATAATGATGCAGTTTGGATTTTGAGCTTGAGCCGGTGTAATGCGGAAAGTAATGATTGACAAAATATTCATACCCCGAAACCTTATCAAACACTTTTTTACGGCGTTCAACAACGGCTTCAGGGCTATCATTCCAGCCCTCAAAAGATGCTTCAAGTTTTTGTCGTAGGCTGTCGGCATAAGCACTCAATTCTTTCAAAAAATCTTTGCTTTTCATTTTAATCACTCACCAATAACGCAAAAAATACCCACCAGCCCCAAGCGCCACCATCACGGGCGGACAGGCACGCGATAATCACAAAAATAAAGCTCAACAAGTTCATTTTTTAAATTCCTCATTGAGCGTTTGCCCAAAGCCACTTAACGCCTCAATAAAAGGCTCCATTAAGGCAGAATGATGTTGATGGATATACTCACCAAATAACTCAACGGTACGCATTGCCACCGCCAGTTCAGAAACTTCTGGCAAAATCCGCTTACTCGCTGCCGTCATTTTGGTAAAACTATCCGCAAGGGCGGCAAGTAACATCACCTTGTCTTTAGCACTCAATTCAGTGTTTTGCTGTAATTCGTCCATTGTGGTGCGATACTGCAAAATAAATCCCGCCAGTAAACCTTGCGAAATCATATTTACTTCACCACCTGCCATAATATGCACATCTCGGGCTTTATCCCAATCGTCCCCTTTATTTAGGGCTTGTGCTTTCCAACGGCGTGCCGTGCCAAAAGACACTTCGGCTTTTTGGGCGGCTTGCTCAAGGGTAAAACGGTCAAACACATAATAACGGCGTACTAATGCCCGCACTTTCTCATCGTGAGCCATTTAGCCCCCAAATTTCGCTTTGATTAACTCAATGCCCACCGCAACCATTGCACCACCTAAACCGCCTGCTACAAAGGCTTTGGTGGTGACTTTGCCCACTTGGGTTTCGAGTGAGGACAAACGATGATCAATGTTATCCACCCGCTCGCCAATACGGTCGATTTTGCGATTGGCTTCTTTGCTTAAATTCAACAGTTCATCTAATTTGTCGCTGGTGTTGCGTTCGCGTAACCGCTTTTGTTCTCTGGCTGACATTATTTATCCACCTTGCTGTCTAATTTATGATTCATTGCTTTTAATTCGTCCCGAATTTCCGCCAAAATATTGTCCGTGTGTGTGCTATGCACCTTGGCAAGCTCTTTCGTTTGGTAGTTATTGCGGATGTCTTTGCATTCCTGTTTGATTTCTTTCAGCTCTTCTTTGACTGATCGCAACCAAAAGCCCACAAAAGTAACGGCAATGGATACCACCCCGTTAAACACCCATTCACCGCTAATTTGTAGATCCATTTTTCACCCCGCAAATTTGCTCGTAGGCTAAATTATGGTTCAGCACCTGCCGTTTGGTCTCAAGGGTATCTTGACGACTGGGGTAAATCAGCCCAAACGCACTGCAACCTGTAATCTTAGTCACGGAAGTAACCCTTTGACTGCAGCTGCTCATCAACACCGTGAGAGTCGAGACGGCGATTAGCCTGTTCAATTTGTTTGCTTTTTTCAGCATTTTCCATTTCCTCTGCAATAGCTCGGGCTTCTGCCTTGACCATTTCGATTTCTTTCTGCTTTTCAGTGAGTTTTTTACTTTGCCAATGTAGCCGTGCATAAATCGCTACAAAGATCGCCCCTAGCCCAACAAGCACATAAAATTGCCATATCATTGTTCTTCTCCTTGTGGTGGTGAAGATTTACGGCGATTAAGGGCATTGGCAAAGCCTTTGGTTGCCACACCTCCGCCACAAAATAAGGCAAAAGTAGTGAATAGTTCGCCCACATTTGAGCGGTCTAAATAGACGCTATAAGCCAAAATTCCCGCCATTAGCACCGCACAAAAAATTGGATAAAAGCGGTGGTGCTAAGACGACCGTTGTCGTTGGTGATGAGTTCTTTAAATTGCATTGTTGTCCTCGTTTTGTAGCAACTGTATTCCGCTAAAAAGCAAAAATACAAATTCGTTAATTAAAGTGCGTGAGCGTCCCATTGCGAGTCATCGCGGACAATCGCATTTAAAATGGTGAGAAGTTTACGCATACAGGCGTTAATCGCCACTTTGAACGCCTTACCATTAGCACGTAAGCGTTCGTAAAATTGTTTGAGTTTAGGCTCAAAACGCACACAAACAAATGTTGCCATATACAGTGCATTTCGTACGGCTTTGCGACCACCTGAACAGCGGCTTTTCCATTTGGTGTTGCCACTTTCTTTAGGATGGGGTGCAACACCAACAAGTGAAGCGATTTGTTTATGTGTGTATTGACCTAACTCAGGCAACATTGACATCAAAACGGCTATTGTTTGTGTACCCAACCCTTTGATGTCTTTAAACTTTTTTATTGTATCGTCAAAATGTTTGAGATGCTGTTCGATTTCCCTATCCAGCTCATCAATACGCAGGCTGAGATAGTCGATATGCTGTTCAACACTGAATACTTGTGTGGAATGAACTTGTTCAAGGCGGTTTTTCTCCGCAAAACGCATTTCAACAAGCTGATTACGGCGTGAAACAAGGGCTTCAAGCTGTTCCTGCTCGGGAGTGGGTGGTATGTAAAGCTGCTGTGCTACATTATCACGCATTGCGAGCATTTGGGCGTAAAAAGCCAACATTTTGGCATCTTTATTGTCGGTTTTTGCTAGTGATTGCGACATCGCAAACTGATTGGTTTGTCGCGGGTTAGCAATCACCACACGAAAGCCTGTGCGGTGGAGTGCTTTAGCTAATGGAAGTTCAAGCCCACCGGTGCTTTCAAGGACAATTAAGTCCACACTGAAACGACGTAAATACTCAATGGTATGCGCAATCCCTTTCGGATTGTTGGTTTCGGTCTTAGTTCGTTTTTGGGTAGAAAGCCCAATGACGAAATGACGTTTAGCAACATCAATACCACAATAAGTTTGTTCATTCATCAT